TCCAGACAATACCAGCGTCGAGATCCACGACGTGAGCAAAGGCGCCGGCGAGATTCCGCAAAAGCTCCTCATGGAGATGGCCGACAAGGTCTGCGACATCCTTATCCTCGGCCAAACGCTCACGACAGAAGTCGGCTCAACGGGCGGCAACCGGGCTCTAGGCCAAATTCACCAAGACATCAGGGATGAGGTTTTACAGAACGCCACCGAGTATACCGCGACCATTCTCAATACGCAGTTTGTCCCCTCGATTATCCAGCTTAATTACGGCAACACGGAGGAGCTTCCACAGTTCGCCGGCGCAATCGACCAGCCGCAGGATGAAAAAGCCATTGCCGATACCTTAAACGTCCTTTTCAACATTATGCGGATCCCCGTCTCGCTAACGGCGATTCGAAACCGGATCAAGTTTCCGGCGCCGGCCGAGGGCGAGGAACTCTATATTCCGCCCCCGTCGAGCGGTGGCGGCTCTGGCGGGGCTTTTGGCGGCGGGGAGGGGTCAATCACCGCCGGGCTGCTCATGGCCGCCGCAGCGGCCGCACAGGGCAAAAGCCGGCCTAACCTGGAGCACCTGGTCGACAACGTGATGGAAAACCTGGCCGGCATCTCGGCCGAATGGCTTCGCCCGGTGAAACCGATCTTCCGCGACCTGGTCGGCAAAGCCAAAGATAAAACCGTCACCGACCAGGATTTCATTCTGGCCCTCACCGAGGCCTCACGAAGGATGCCGGATTTGTTTAATCACCTCGACACCGAGGCCTTAGAAACCGAGCTCCGAAAAGCCATGAGCTCGGGCGTGATCAACGGTGTTACCGACCGCCACATCTTGGAGGGGCCCAATACCTGACAATAAGCGTTAAGGGAAAATAATGATCAGCGTCCTAATAACCCTCTTAATCATCGGCCTGATCCTGTACCTGATCTGGTACGTCTGCGGGCTCTTCATCAAGGGCCCACCCCACCAGGTGATCGGGATTATCCTCGCCTTGATTTTTCTACTCTACGCGCTGCATGCGCTCGGGCTTCTAGGAGGGCCGCTGATTAGATGAGCGTCAAGGTCGATCTCAAAATTACACCAGGCCTGCAAGCGGCCCTCTCAAACCTCCAGATCGCTAACCCCGCGATGAAGGTGGCCGGGCGCGTGATGCTCAAATACTTTAAGGACTACCACACGGCTTTCATCCCGAGGTGGCAAGGGCCGCACCACATCGCCGGCGGCTCGGGCTCGGGGCGGTTCGGCGCCGATATTGTTCAGGCCTGGCAGACGGCTGTCTTCCCCGATCCGAAGCACTTCTACATTACCAATCTTAGCCCGTACCTCGGGCACAAGGTCAAGGGCGGCCCTATAAAGCCTAAGCGTGCAAAGGCGCTCACGATTCCCCTAATCGCGCAGGCCAAAGGCCGCATGGCTGCCGAGTTTCAAACCAGCCTTGGGCTCAAGCTATTTCGGCGCGGAAACGTCCTGTCCTATAACCAAGGGAAGGGAAAAAACATCAAGACCTTTAACGCCTACGCCTTAAGCAAGGGCGTCAACCAGGCGCCGTGGCCTGGCGCGATGCCACCGGAGTCCGATACGCAAAAGAAGTTCCTCGAGGCGATACAAATCGGATTCAACGCCGTCCAGCAGAGCGGAGGGAAATAAGCCCCATGCCAGTACCAACACCGACCGGTGACGAAAAACAAGACGCGTTCATGAAACGCTGCATGCACGAAGTCTCGACTAACCCAAAGCGGTCCAATGACCAGAACGTGGCCATTTGTTTAAAGGCCTGGCGCGGCGGCGCCAAGGCGGCCGCGGAATCGATCTTAATCTGCGGCGAATTCAATTGGGACTTGGGCGCCGTGAGCAAAGGGGCTCCTAACCAGATTCTCTACATGCCAGCCGGCAGCCACGAGATTTATTGCCGCGTCAACGGCGAGCCCAAACAGATCGAGGTTCACGTTACCAGCCAGGCGGCCGAGGCGCTGCAAAGCGACCTGGAGGATTTACTCGAGCACGACGTGAAACCCTTTGTGGATTTTAACCATAAGGGCGAGGCCGCGGCGGCCACCCCGGTGCGCTTTATTTGGAAACCAGACGACGGGATTTATCTCGAGCTCGAATGGAGCCGAACCGGCAAGGAGAACGTCGAGGGCAGGGACTTCAAGCATTTCTCTCCGACCTTCGAAGTCGATAAGGACGGCAACCCCACGGGGCTTCCGCCTACCGGGCCGATCGGCGCCCTGGTCAACAACCCCGCTTTTCGCAAACAACGCGAAATCATGGATCAAATCGCGGCCGAATTGGCCGCCCAACCAACCCGAAAGGAAAAAGCGATGAGTGTAGAAGCAAAGGGCCTCGGGGCCCTGGCAAAGGAACTCTTCGGTGATGACGCCCCGGATTCGGACGACGATCAGATGCCGGATAAGCTCCTTAAGAAGATCAAAGGCCTGAAGGCCAAACTTCAGGAAGCGGAAGCCAAAGCCAAAAAGGCCAGTGACGATAAAGACGATGCCGAGGCCAAGGCCAAGAAGGCCAACGATGACAAGGATGATGCCGAGGCCCAACTAGCCACCATCCGAAAAGATCGTGCCGAAGCGGCCGTGGATGCGGCGGTCCAGGCCGGCAAACTCCCTGGTAAAGACGCCGATCTGCGCAAATACTACGTAGACGGCTACCTGATTAACCCGAGCGGAACGCAGAAGGCCTTGGACGCCATGAGCGCGCGGGGAATCTTTAAACCCGTAATTAAAGTGGATGGGGCTGACCGGCGCGATATCGGCACGGGCCGAGCGATGGCCGAGGCCGGCAACGGAATCACGGATGAGGACCGGGCCGAGATGATGATGCAGCGCAGAGTGCTGGCCGGAATCAAGGAACGCTATCCCAAGGCCGACGCCGACACCCTTCTTATTATTGCCAAGCAGGAAGCGCCCGAGGCTTTCGTTAACGGCTAACCTGGTTTGTTAGGCCGTTAAACTTTTACCAGACGCTTTAACCCGTCGACTATATCCCCTTTGAACCGATGAAAACGCTATTTTTAAATGCAAGCATGAATTGTACAGCACCCTTGTCAGATCGTGCTGCCCGTCGACGGAACCGTAGTTACGCCCATCGCGATGGGCCAGATTCTCGGCGTCACCGGCAGCGGAACAGCTGTTCTGTGTGATGCGGCCGGCGCTACTCTAATTGGGATCGCCTCGGCCGATCAGGATACCGATGAAAATACGGTCGATGTGACCGTGAAAACCTTAGTCGGGGGCGGGGCCGCCGGCGGAAATTCTTCCGTAATCGGCATCAAGCACCACGTCAAGATCACGACCGGCTCAGTAACCGCCTACCAAGACCTATGGGTCGACGGAACTAACGGTGGGGTTACCGCCACCAAACCGGGCACCAACCCGTGTTGGATCGGTAAATCAATGGAATCGGGCGGTGTCAGCGAATGCATCATGGCCAGCGTTTAACTGACAATAAGCGTTAAGGAGAAATAATTTATGTCAGGAAAATTTAGGTCAACTCTTACCAATTACGCCTTCGAAATTGCTCCAGACAGCGTGGATCCGGTGGCCGATTTCCTAGCACCGGAAGTGGTGACCGCCGTCTACACAGGTTATTACAAAAATTTCGGCGACAAACAGGCTTACCAGGCGCCCACCGGAAGCCGGCGCGGTGTCGGCCAGCAGGCCCAACGGCTGACTTTCGATGTGCAAGACTCCAAATTTAACTTGGATTGCTTCGGTTTGGACATCCCCGTTGATGACCAGGAACGCAAACAAGCCGCCCAACTGGACCCCGAGCTACTCGAGCGCCAGAAGATCAAATATTTAGTTCGCTCGGCGAACAATACCCACGCCAAGGCGGTGATCGACCTGGCTAAAACTCAGGCCTACGCGAGCGCGTTTGCGGTGGATGTCACCGTCACGACCGCCAGCCCACTTGTAAACGTGGACAAAGCGATTGAGGATCTGGCTAACAACGTCGGAAAAATGCCGAATAGGTTGCTCATGAACGTCGCAACCTTCAACGCCATCCGTAATCACCAAAGCGTGGTTACTCGTTTGCAAGGCGTTAGCATCGCCGGCGTGACCATCGACATGATTCGTTCGATGCTCTTAAACCCGAATATCGAGATCCTGATCTCGGCATTTGTGCTTGATACCAAAAAACCGGGGGCCGCGAGTGCCAAATCTAACTATGTCGGAAACGACATGTACATTTTCTTTTGCGACACCTCGCCTTCGCCCTACGACATGAGCTTCATGAAAACGTTTCGCATGGACCAGCGCGGGATTTCCGCGGTCTACCAAGAACGCGATTGGGCGGCCCGAAGCGATGTCTTCATGCTGGATTGGTACGAGCAAATTTTGATCACCGGCTCGGCCCTCTGCCGGCGCCTACAATGCACGCTGCCATCCGGCTTCTAACAAAGGAGAACTAACAACAACGAGGAACTTATGTCCTGGTTAGTGATCAGCCCTGACGATGTGGTTAGCCGGCTCACCGAGACCGAGCGCAAACAATGCGACACGGCCGACGTGAACGGCACCAGCCTAGTGCAGCGGCTGCCCACTTTAATTACTTACGCGACCCAGTATGTGCGTGGGCGAGTTGCAGTGTTTCCCAATACGCGCAACAACATGGGGCCGCCGGGGACCATCCCCGACGAGCTTTATCTAAGCACCTTGAATCTGCTGCGGTGGGAGCTGCTCAACGCTCTGCCGAACATCGGCCGGCTCGAGGACGATCCGAGAAGAGGGGATTACGAGCAGGCCCTAAAAGATATCCAGGCCGCCGCGGAGGGCGACCTAGTTATCCAGGGGCCCAACGATACCGCCTACGTGGGCGACGATTCCCAAGTCGGCGCCGAGGGCGACCAGATCAAGGTTGGATGGTTCCGGCGGGATCCGTGGGGCTGGCGTGGCCCCTCGGCGGTGGGCGGCGGCCCGCGAGGATTCAGGAGCTACTAATGATTGCGCTTTCACAGTTGGAAAACTTGCAAGTGCTGGCCAGCGAATACCTGGCCGACGACGGCATGTTTAACGGAAGCGCAAGCGATAACGGCCTGGCCGTTCCGGTGATTTCCGAGGTTAAAGGCGACGTGCAAAACCTCCTTGATATAGCCGTGGGCGGAATCGGATTAGGCATCACTGTGCTGACCCCGACCTTCCGCTTAAACGATCCTCGTGTTTGGCCGACTAGTCTGGACGGATTCGCGCATTTAGTGGTTTCCGTCTTTGAATCCCGAAGCATGAATCCAACCGGGATCCACGCCCTGGCCGCCGCGCAACACATCCTCGGCCTTTTGCACGGTTACCCGCACAGCCTCCAGGCGGCAGCCGGCCAGCCACCTATGTTCATGTCCGATCCTGACCAGGACTCAATCATCCTAACCAACGATGCGCCGGCTCTCCAGTATTCGGTGCCTTTCATCGCTCGAATCCTGATTAAGCCGCCCACTCTTGACTAACACTTATGCCAACAACCTTTGTTAACCAGTACCCGGCCGCCAGCGGCTATATATGGGGCTGCCCGACGCCCGAAACGGGTTTTGCAGTTGAAAGTATCGAGGAAAACGTGACCTCGGATGTTTTCGAACAGCGAAATAACGTGGGCGAATTTATCGAGGTGGTGAGCTACAACGCCCGCACCGAGATGACGGTCAACGGCGAGGTGATGGGGAGTTTCCCCGGCGTCGTCGGTCACCCGATCACGATTGCCAACCTCTCACTAATCGGTTACCCGAGCGGAACCACCGCCGGCCTAGTCCTACTTCGAAGCGCCCGGCTCACCCAGAACCGCACCGCTAACAAGCGGATCAGCATGACCGCAACCATGTACCCGCTCATACCCGCGAGCTAGGAAGGAGGATGACCGTGTTTAATCATTCGATCACCCAAGGATATTCTGATGCGGCCGGCAACGTCAAAACGGTGACCACACCGTTTAGCGGCCAATCTCTGGAGGGTTGGGACGGCGTGGTTGCGGCCGGCGCCAGTAACGCCCCGATAGACGCCGATTGGGTAAACGCCAACGTGCAAAGCTTGATGATGTGGAGCGACCAAGCCGTGACGGTTAAAACCAATTCCTCGAGCGCCCCGGCGCAAACCATCAGTCTGGTCGCCAATCAAATGCTCCTATTTGGAGTTGGCATCGGCCTTACTAACCCGTTTACGACAGACGTAACGGCTTTGTTTGTCACCAACGCAGGCGGCACCAACGCCAACTTTAAACTGCGCGTTTTAATGACTTAACGAGGCGCGGAGCCAGCCCACAGCCGCACCGGGCGAGAAGCGTGCGGCCCCGCCTAAATCCCAAATTTTTATGTCCGAGAATATGCAACTGGCGGTGGTTCCGCGAGAACCGCCGCCGCCTAGTGAAATGATCGAGGGCGACGTTCTCCCCGCCCCCGATGTGCTGAGTCAGGTGATCACTACCTGCAACACGAAGCTGGCCGCCACTTTTTTAGTCTTCGGTTACCTTCTTCGCAAAACCGATCCGATGTATTGGATTGATAACTACCAGGCCGCCGACGTCGAGCGGTACGGCCTAAAGAAGGCCCCATTCAAAAGCCGGTGCTACTATAACTTGGTTCCGCGCAACGCATCCGATGTCCAGGCCGCCAAAGAGATCGGCGCCGCGTGGACCAGTGAGAACGGCCAGGACATGTTGAACGCCTACGTCGACGGCCTAACCAAGCTAACGCCGGCCGAACGTTATCAGCTTTTATTTTTCTGTTCGGTCCTAGTTGCCGAGGGCTGTCGAGACGCCCTCCGTAAGCGCCAATGGCTGATCGAACAAATCAAGGAAATTCCCGAGGAGGCCCATTGGGTCCGTGTTTGGAGTGACAAGCTTTTTGTCACCTTCGGCCGGAACGCCAGCCTTGAAACCAAAACCCAACTGCTAGGACGGCTCGGGATCCAGTTCTAGCCGACTAAATCCAAATGCAAACAGCAGACGAAGACATCGATATCCGCGACGAAATCAGAGACACCAACGACGCTTTTATGAGCGCCTCGACCCCGAAATACCTCGAGGAACTAAAACTGGAGCCCTACACCCTGATGCGCCAAGCCGTAGGAATGGAACTCGCCGGGCCCGGTGCCAGCATTTTTGTGGACGCCCTGATGCGAGTTTGGTGTTGCACTCAAGATGAGGAGGCCTGTCTGGACGCCCGTGAAGACCGCCGAACGGCCCGCAAGGCGGCTTTCAAGTGGGGCGAGGCCCGCGGTTACAGCCCCTCGATAGAAAAACGGTGGCAGCCCTTGATGGATATTAAGGCGAAGCTCGACGCCGAAATTGAGGCGAGTTTAGCGGCTCGCCTGGCGCCAGGTGATGGCAACGGCGCACCAACAAAAAACTCTATCGGGCAGCCCCAATGATCCAGATAGCGACCGCGGTTCACCAAATGACAGGTTTACCGTGGCGCTATATTTTGTGGGAGCTGCCCGCCGCGATTGCTTACCAGATCCACATCCTTTACTGGCAACGCCAGGGCGCCGTTTATTACAAGGATCAAACCGCCAGGATCCGGCGCCGGCTAATGCGCGAAGAAGCCAATGCCAGATAACGAAATCAAAGTCGTTTTCACGGCCGACGATTCGGGGCTAAAAGCGGTCCTCGATAAGGTTCAGGGCGGTTTCACGACCCTAACCCAAACCGCCGAGAAGGCGAACCTCGGCCAGGCCTTCGAGAAGGCGGCCGAGCCGATCAAGAAGGTCGACACAGCCTTACAAGAAGTTGCGCAAAAGGCGCAGGACATTAATTCCAAAACCACCAATGTCGGCGCTCAATTCGAGAAGGCCGCCGAACCGATCAAGGGCGTCGGCCAGGCCATCACGGAGGTTGGTAAACAGGCCGAAGCTGTTGGGGGCCACGCGGAAACCGGCGCAAAAGGTTTCGCAAAGTTATCAGAGGCCGGCCAGAAAATTAGCGATGTGGTGGATAAAACCACGGGCAAAGTCACCGAGTTTCAAACCCACGTTGGGAATGTAACAACCGCGATTGGCGGAATTAGCACCGCGTGGGGTGGCGTGACGCAGGCCTTCAGCGGCGGCGGCGAGACCATAAAGGCCCAAGGCGAGAATCTGAAACAGATGGCGGAATCGGCCGGTAAACTCGCCCACGGCGATATGAGCCAAATCCCCGGCCTTTTCGGTGAGGTAATGAAAGCGGCCGGCGGCCTCGGGGATATCGCCGGCACTTTTAATAATATCGCAGGGGCCGCCAAGGGCGTTAAGGACTCCGTGACCGGCCTCGGCGGAACTCTGAAGACCGCGGCGGAAGCCCTCGGCGCTGGCGGCGCATGGGAGAAGGGCGCCGAGATCCTGGCTAAGGTAGCAACTACGGCCGGCCTGGCCGAGGCCGCACTAGTGAGCCTGGCCGGCGCCGCGGGCGTGGCCTTTGTGTACGGCGTTTCGAAGCTGGCCGATGTGCTCGGGGATTGGATCCAGAAGATGATTGCCCCCGACCTCGGCAAGGGGCAAACGAATCTGACTGGAATCTACCAGAACATCGAAGCCCAAATGAAGCGAGTCCAGGCCGCGGGGCCCGAGGCCGCCGGCGGGGCCGAAAAGTTTGCACAGGTACTAAAACGCTTTCAAGACGAGCTCGACGCGGTGATGTCGAAGATGAGTACCGCCGAGCAGCAATTTGTGAAAGGCGGCACGCCCGCACCGCTCGGTACGCCGGCTCTCCCCGGCGGCGAGGTTCCGCAGATTCCGGTGGCTCAAGTCCCAACCGCGCCGGCTCTTTCACCGACAGGCCGCCCAACTGGCAACGTCTGGTCGCCATTAGCCACGCCGGTGGCGCCAGAAGTTTTAGCCAAGGGCCCAACGGCGCCCGCAGCGCCCGCTGCAGCCGCCGCGGATGAAGAAGAGGATGGAGATGGCGAGGAGGAAGCAAAGCCCGCCGCTGCGGCGCCAGGCTCTGCGGCACCTGGTGCGGCCGTGGCGGCTTTGGCGCCGGCCGGCGAATCGGCGCTCGAGTCCTTACCGACCAAAATCGACACCAGCAATAACCTGCTCGGAAAAATCACCGACAACATCGTTCAGCTAGGTGTGGACGCCGGCAAAATCGGCAACGATACAATTAACGCTATCGAACAATCCGGCCGCGGCGGTAGCGACGGTGGGGGCGGTGGCGCTGGGGGCGGTGGCGCTGGCGCTGGCGCTGGCGCTGGTGGCGACCTCTCTGAGGCCATCGGCCAGGTAGCCAACGCCGTCGCACAAATCGCCGGCAAAGGCGGTGGCGGCGGCGACCATGTCGAGCCGGGGACCGAAGGCGCCGGCGCTACGGTGAGCGGCGCGGGCACACCGGGCCGCGTTATTCACTATCAGCCCGGCCAGGCCATGCTTTCGCCGGCGGATATAGCCGCCCAAGACGCGGCCGCTAAAAAAGGCAAACCCGAGGTTACCACCATTGGCGGCATCAAAACCTCGCAGGCGGAACTTTACGAGATCGGGGAAAAAGAGTTGCAAGCCGAGGGAAAAGACGTTGGCCGCATGTCGCATGCCGAGATCACCGCGGCAGGCGTTAAACAGCTTAAGTCCGAATCGGATCCCTCCGTTGAGCTCCTCGCCAAGATCGTCCAGATCCTACAACAAGCTTTTACAACGGGATAAAATATGCCGATCATTTTCAGCACCGTTTCTCAGTTTGTTGAGCAAGTCGGCCGGCGGAACGCCTGGAAATACGCCGAATTAGACGTCATGATGTGCATCTTCACGGGCCCGGCTGCCGGCGCCCTGGCCTTTAAACCGAAGGTCAACGATGTGCATCCGCAATACCCGCTGATGTTTTGCACCGATAGCGGGGTTACTTTTCAGGCGGCCGGGATCGCCGAGGTGCAGGCGACCTATGCCGGGATCATTCGCACTAGCGGCCAATCGCCTTATTACACCGACCCGGTGGTCACGGTCACGCCCACACAAGGGAGCCGGGATTTTGTAAGGGCCTGGTCAATGGTGACTAGCTACGACCAGATCGACGTGATGGGGGACGGAAGCATAATCGAGACCATCCCAAAATTCAGCGGCGGAACTCAGACCACCACGGTTCGTTACGTTGGAACCCAATGCCAGGTACGTTATCAAGCCTATCCGAAGCCCGCCCCGTATCACTATTCGAGCGTTGGCCTCGGTTACGTTAAATGGAACATTTTAAGCGAAACCATTGGGCCGCAATTGGTTAGCTACCAAAACGTGGATTTCAAATCGATGAATGAAGCGATGAATTCGGTTCCGGCAATCCCACCGTTATACGCGGCCAAACTTGGGTGGGCTGCGCAGCAACGCGGCAAATGGTTCACGGTCACCGAAAACTATGGGCCCACTTTCTAATGAGCAATAACAGCTACCAGATGAAGCTTCCGACTTTCCACTGGAAACCTTTACAGGATGCCTTCACGGATGTGGTAACCGCCATAAACGCTAACCGCCCCGTCGAGGGAAGCGGGATCCGGGTTACAGGGATGGGGGACATGGGCTCACTGATTGAATGCGGGCCCGGCGGTGCCGGCGGCCCCTCAGAGGATATTTCGACAACGCCAGACGGGCAAAC